TTATAATGGTTTCTACTCCTCACGGAATGAACCATTTTTATAGGTATTGGCATGATGCAGAAAGAGGTAAGAATGAATATATTCCTACTGATGTGCATTGGTCACAAGTTCCTGGTAGAGATTCCGAATGGAAAAGACAAACTATTGCAAACACTTCAGAACAACAATTTAAAATTGAGTTTGAGTGTGAATTTTTAGGATCTGTTAATACTCTTATTAGTGCAGCAAAACTTAAAAATTTAGTGTATGATGAACCATTAAAAAGAAATGCTGGTCTTGATATTTACGAAAATCCAAAAAAAGAACATAATTATGTAATTAGTGTTGATGTAGCACGTGGTTTAGGTAATGATTATTCTGCATTTATTGTTTTTGATACTACAGAGTTTCCATATAAGGTAGTTGCAAAGTATAGGAATAATGAAATCAAACCAATGTTATTTCCAAATATTATACTTGATGTAGCAAAAGGATATAATAATGCTTACTTACTAATAGAAGTTAATGATATTGGAGATCAAGTTGCAAGTATTCTTCAATATGATTTGGAATATGAAAATTTATTGATGGCTTCTATGAGAGGAAGAAATGGTCAAATAGTAGGACAAGGATTCTCAGGTAAGAAAACACAACTTGGTGTAAGAATGACAGCTGCAGTTAAAAAATTAGGTTGTTCTAATCTTAAGACGTTATTGGAAGATGATAAATTACTTACTTCAGATTATGATATTATTTCAGAATTAACTACATTTGCACAGAAACATAATTCATTTGAAGCAGAAGAGGGATGTAATGATGACTTGGCAATGTGCCTTGTTATATTTGCATGGTTGGTTGCACAAGATTATTTCAAAGAAATGACGGACAATGATGTTCGTAAAAGAATTTATGAGGAACAGAAAAATCAAATAGAGCAAGATATGGCACCGTTTGGATTTATTTCTGATGGGTTTGAGGATATGGATAGTTTTGTAGATGGTGATGGAGATAGATGGCACACTGATGAATATGGTGATAGATCATATATGTGGGATTATATGTAGAGAGTCATATCTGTATGATGAATATAGAAGAACAGTTTGAATTGGGGGATTTGCTTCTTGAAGAAAGAAGATGTAGAGTTTGTGGAGGAGTAAAAAATTTAATAGATGGTTTTTATAAAACTCATAAGAATAGATTGTCATTACCATCATCATATGCTTATGAATGTAAGGCATGTACAATAAAAAGAATTGTTGCTAGTAGAAAAAATAAAAAATCTTCTAATGAATGGATATATCCAGATTGGTAATGTTCATGTATTGTTTCCCCATTGTAAAAAGGTATTTTAATAAATATTTTTAGAATAAATTTGGATTAAGAGAGGAATTAAGATGCCTATAAATCTAGCATCTCCTGGCATTGTTGTAAAGGAAGTAGACTTAACTGTAGGTAGAGTCGATCCAACATCAGGAAACGTTGGTGGACTAGTTGGTCCTTTTGCACAAGGTCCAGTAGAATTACCAACAGTTATTGCTAATGAAAATGATTTATTAAATACTTTTGGAAAACCAAGCAGTATTGATAAACAATTTGAGACATGGCTAGTTGCTTCATCATTTTTAGCATATGGTGGATCTTTAAGAGTTGTAAGAGCAGATGATGATAATTTATATAATGGTGCAGTTAATAATGTGGGAATTTCAACCACTGGTACAGAATTAAAAATTAAGAATGATGAACATTATGAGCAACTTGGTTATGATGATAATACGATTACTAATGTAACTGTTGCTGCAAGAAATCCTGGTTCTTGGTCTAATGGATTAAGAATAGGAATTATTGATGGAGAAGCAGATCAGTGTTTAGGTGTTACTAGCATTGGAAATGCTATTACAGGTAATTGGGTTGGATTTGGTGTTACTCAAGCATTTGCTGCTGGAACAATTTTACCTGGAGTTGGTTCAACATCTTTAATTGATGGATACTTAAAGGGAATTATTACTGGAGTCACTACTGATGGTCTTAATGCTGCAGAAGGTATAGGAGGTACACTAGAGGTCAAAGTTCTTTCTCATGTAGTTGGTTCTACTGAAACTCCAGTAGATTATCAACCTAATGGATTATATAAGTTTTCTGTTGGTGTCGGATCTACTGCCACTGGTCCTAGTATTGATATATTTAAAAATGATGGTGATGTTGCTATTTCTAGAACCATGAATAATGTTGTAACTTCGGCAGATTGGTTTGATAAACAACTTCTTCATACTTCATCAGGAGTTCCTGGAACTGCAACTACAATATCTGCAATTAGTTGGAATTCTATTGTAGAAAGACCAACAACTACAGATTTTGCTGCAGCAAGAGGTGCTAAAAATGATGAACTTCATGTCGTAGTAATTGATGGTGATGGAGAGATTACTGGCAATGCTGGTACTATTCTTGAAAAACATATAGGACTTTCTAAAGCAAAAGATGCTGAATTTTCAGCAGGATCTCCTTCTTATTGGAGAAAATACCTGAAGAATAATTCAAACTATATCTTTGGTGGTGGAGCTCCTGCAGGACTTTCAACAACTGGATTTAGTGCTGATTTTACTGGACAATCAGATCTAGCATGGGATCAAAATGCAGATGGAATTATTTTTGGTGGATGTGGTGCGGTTAATTATAAGATTATTAACGGTGAAGATTACAGTGCAAACAGAAATCCTGACGGTACAGTCGGTCTTAAGACAACAGGAAGTTTAAAAGCATCAGTTGCTAAACTATCTACTGGTTATAAACTCTTTGAAAATGCTGATAATTATTCTGTTAATTTCCTACTTATGGGATCTGGAAATTATACTAAAGAGGAAACTCAGTCATTAGCAAATCAAATTGTTTCAGTTGTTGATGTCAGAAAAGATTCACTTGCATTTATCAGTCCATATAGAGGAGCATTCTTGACTGACACTGACGTTGGATCTGTCACTGTTAATAGTGATGAAGAAATAACAAACAATATTCTTAGTTTCTATGCACCAATAACATCATCATCATATGCTGTATTCGATAGTGGGTATAAGTATATGTACGATAGATTTGATAATGCTTTCCGATATGTTCCATTAAATGGGGATGTTGCAGGAACTTGTGTTAGAACTGACATTACAAACTTCCCTTGGTTC